CAAAACCAAAACCAAAGGCGTACAATACGTATAGAACGCAATAAGCGCAAAACACGTGCCGACCGTAAAAGGCGCATAGTACGTATAAGAAAGCGAGGTATACTATGGCATTAACCGCAGAGGCCAGAGCTGCACGCGCAAAGTATATGCGAGAGTGGCGCAGAAAGAACCCGGAAAAGCAGAAAGAGTACGACGCGAGGAAGTGGGAACGCAAAGGCCAGCAGATCAGAGAGGAAAGGGCGCAGAATGAGAAAACAGACTAAAGCCGTATTGCTTGCCCTTGCTATGGCCTTATTTGCCCTTACAGGCTGCACAAAGGGCGAGGCCGATATATTGACCTTGCACGACACCGAAAGCCTTTACATAGAGCGACAGGGCGCAGAAACGAGGGTATACGACCGCATAGGCGAGGCACAGTATACCTTTACAAGCCACCGGGCGAGAGTAAAGAAAGGCGACCCGGCGCAGATTATCAAAGAGGCAGACACGACGGCAGACACCGACACCATAACAATACAGACCGTACACGGCCTTATTATCGTAACCGACAAAACGGCCGGCACTACCTACTTTATAAGACAGGGGGCGAGGTAGGGGGCGAGATTATGGCATATTACAGGACTTGCCCGTATTGTGGCGCAAATAACGACCCCGGCGAAATATGCGATTGCAGAGAAAGTAAACAGGAAAGGGGGCGGCAATATGTCCAGATCAGCGGATCGAAAAGACGAGCTTATTATAGCCGCACTTATAAGCAACCCGACAGTAAAAGCAGCGTCGGCAGCTTGCGGGGTATCTCAAACGCAGATATACGCCCGCTTAAGGCAGCCAGCTTTTAAGAAAAAGTACGACGCAGCCAGGCGCGAAATGCTGGAGCAAAGCACAGCATATATACAGGGTATAGTTAGCGAGGCAATAAAGACCATGTACGACGTTATGAAAGACCCGGACGCAAGCCAGCAAGTGAGGCTTAACGCGGCCGACACCATAACCCGCAATAGCCTAAAGCTGACAGAGCAGAACGACATACTAACGCAGCTTGCAGAGCTTAAAAAGGCGGTATTCCCGAATGAATAGCATCATACAGAGGCAGCTTGCAGAGCTTAAAAAGGAAGTACAGAGCAGACAGGATGCAATGGGCGTAATAGGCGCGCTGGACGTAACACAGCATATAGCCCCGGTATATTTGCCCTTGCATGAGGACATACAGGCCGCAGCACATCAATATTACAACTTACCGGGCGGCAGAGGTAGCGGCAAAAGCTCTTTTTGTGGCCTTGAGATAGTAAACGGCATTATGCAAGACCAGACCGGCGAGAGCAACGCAATAGTATTTAGGCGTACCGCAAACACCATGCGCGAAAGCGTTTATAGTCAAGTAGCATGGGCAATAGACGTGCTGGACGTAAACGACCTATGGCGCGGCAGCGTTTCGCCTATGTGCTGGACATACAAGCCGACAGGGCAGCAGATCATCTTTCGAGGCCTTGACGACAGCAGCAAGCTAAAGAGTATCAAACCACGGCGCGGGTATTTTCGTTTTATATGGCTTGAGGAATTTAGCGAGCTACCGGGCGAGAACTTCACAAGATCAGTAATGCAGAGCGTACAGAGAGGCGGCGGCGCGTTTATCGTTTTCAGATCCTTTAACCCGCCGATAAATGCGAGTAATTGGGCGAACATCTTTATACAGAGGCCAGACGACCGGGCAATAACGCTGCACACGTCCTACCTTGACGTACCGGCCGAATGGTTAGGCAATGACTTTATTTTAGAGGCCGAACGCCTTAAAGAGATAAACGAGCAAGCATACCGGCACGAGTATTTAGGCGAGGCCACGGGTAGCGGCGGCGAGGTATTCCCGAATATTACCGTAAGGGAAATTACCGACGCAGAAATAGAGCAAATGCAGTACATATACGCGGGCGTAGATTTTGGCTTTAGCGTAGACCCGGCAGTATTTATACGAGTGAGCTATAACGAAAAGTACGACACCGTTTATTTACTTGACGAGATTTATAAGAAGCACTTGAGCAATAGAGAGCTTGCGGCGCAGATCAGAGCCAAAGGGTACGACAAGGCGACACCCGGTGGCGCGTATTATTCAGAGTTTGCCGGTAAGGTGGTAGAGGATCGGCAGACCATTATAGCAGATAGCGCAGAGCCGAAAAGCATAAACGACTTGAGGGGCGAGGGCTTAAAGTGTATTGCTTGCCAGAAATACCCCGGCAGCGTTTTATACGGCGTAAAGTGGCTGCAAAACCGGCATATCATCATAGACCCAGCGCGGACACCAAACGCCCACAGGGAATTTATCAGCTATGAATATTTGACCACCAAAGACGGCGAATTTTTGGCCGACGTGCCAGATAAAGACAACCACAGCATAGACGCGGTACGTTATGCGCTGGATCGTCTTATAAATTACAAAAGAATATCAGCATAGAAAGGGGGGGCGAGAGCATGGCGTATTTACGTATTCATTGCGACGTATGCGGCGGTACGTGGGAAGTGTACGACCGCGACAGAAAGAACGACAAGGCGAGGCAATGCCCGCATTGCTTTAGCGAGATAGACGCGCAGACGTGGGCGCGGCAGATCGTACCGGCGTTTTGTGCGGTATCAGACGCAAACAGAGAGCTTTATAAGGATAGTACCGGCTACCACACACCGCTATTTACCTTTGACGTGATAGCAGACCATATTTACACCGACTATATGGACAGGGAACGCAACCGGCAGAGCTGCCCGCTTGCAGAGGAATTGCGCGACCTTATGGACAATATAACCGGGTAAATCCTACTTAAGCGTATTCAGATAATTTTAATTAGAGGCCATATAAAGGCCAGAAAGTGAGGTATACGGTTATGTATCAAAAACCAGAGGCGAGCGAGTGGCAGACCGACGCAGACGGCCGACGCTACCGCATGGTAGGTAATGGCTGCAAAGAGTATGAAACCATACTAACCACGACAGGCGGCCAGATGAACGCAGAACAGCTTAAGGAGTGGAACGCCAGCAAGCCACAACGAGAGGCGGCAGCACGAAAAGCAGAGGCAGACCGGCAGAGGGCGGCGAAAGCGGCGCAACTTCATTGCCCTTTTGCAGACGGCTTAAAGACAGGCTGCAAGGGCGAGCAATGCGCACTTTACCTTAACGGCTGCACCCTTGCCAGATCAGCGGCGGCGAGAGATACGAAAGGGCTTTCGTGTCCTTTTGCGAGAGGTAAGACACCTTGCCGCGCCGATTGCGCACTTTATAAGGGCGGCTGCACACTTACACACAAAGAAAGCGAGGTAATGTAACTATGAGTAAATTTAACGGATATGCCCGAAAGGTTGACCAGATCGCAAAGAAAGCCTTTGCAGAGTACCGGGCGGCAGAAAATGCCTTGAAAGAGGCAAAGCAAAAAGCCAGCGAGTACCCGCACCGGGGCGGCATGGTAAATGCAGAGTACGCAGCAAAGAGCGCACGCGCACAGGCCGACTATATAGAGGCAAAAGAGGCCTTTTCACAGGCAAAGAAAGCCTTTGAGAGCCACAAGAGCGAGATTGCGGCTATACGCAAAGAGCTTGCCGCAGAGCTTAACGACTATTACGCGGCAGACCCGGCCACGCTGGACAGCAACACGCTTGAGCTTATGAAAACCGGCATACTAAAGCCGCATGAGTATACAAAGCTGATGAACGAGGCACAGGCCGCCGGTAATTATACTATGCAGCGAATGATTGCGAAATATGCGAGCGAGGCGGCAGAGGCAGAGGGTAAACGCAGCGGCGAGAACAGCGAAACCGCAAGAGAATTGCGGGCAATATCCTACACGGCAACGCAGAACGCGGGTGGCGACCACTTGAGAGCCTTTGACGTATTGGCCGACGTATACGACCGCGCAGTAAATAACCCCGGCATGATCGACCATTGGGACGAGCTGACAGCAGAAACCACAGAGAACTTTTAAGAAAGAGAGGTATTAAAAATGCACTTTGAGAGAACACGGCACTACTACGAGGCAGCTACAAAGTACCGCGAGGCCTTGCGTAATATATGGGCTGACTATGACAAGAAAATGCAGAAAATAGAGCAGTACGCGGGCAGTAAAGGCTATGAGGACGACAAGGCGACGGCCGATAAGGAACGCGACGCAGCTATAAAGGCCTTGCAGAGAGAGTACGGCGAAAAGTTTGATAGCATACTTAAGGGCATGAGGGAAAGCGCGACCACCCGCAGCATGACCCCGCCGACACAGGAACAGCTTGCACTTTTACAGGCCTTGAAAATGCGCGACAGGATCAGCCGCGACGAGCTGGAACAGGCCGGGCGCACCTTGAAAGATAGCCCGGTATGCTTAAGCGTGCTTGAGGAAATAGCACATAACCTTATGGAAAAGACCGGCAGCCATGAGTATTACGGCTTGCGTTTCGTGACCGAAGGCACCGCGGGTATACTGCACAGCATAGACAACCTTACAGAGAGCGCAAGGCGTATATGTGCCCTTAACAAGTGCGACAGCAAGCGCGAAATGGTGGCGCGGACAAACGTCCATAACGCAGAATGGGAAAGCAACGCATTATATAGCTTTCAAGTTGACCGCGACGTAACCAGCACCCGCGAGGCTATGGGATTTTTCGGCGGCGTATCAAATCTTGAGAGCTTTGAGGCCGCAGTAAATGAGTAAGTAAGCTGCCTTTAACCATATACCCGCGAAAGGGGGCGACCAGATCACCGGCCGCCCTTTTCTTATTCCTTCTCCATATTCCTTCTTGGTTTGATACGGTATCTATACGGTATCCGTTTGTTTTTGTTTGTCGTTTGATTGATTTTGATTGTTTTTGTTTGAATTTGTTTGTTTTTGTTTAGCGTTTTGGTTGCCAACCGGCGCACCATGTCCCTTACGCAATAGGCGCATAGTACGTATAAAATATATGTTGACAATTAGACACAATTAGCCTTATACTGTAACCGTAACCAAAACACGGCGCAGAAAGGGGCGATAATATGGCATACAATAACGCAGCTTTAGCGATAGCACCGACCGCGAGACCTTACGCAGTATTACAGGGCGGGCAAATACCGGCCTTTAGTAATAGCCTTTTTGAGCGTTTCATAGACTACACCGACCGCAAAGAAACGACCGTAAAGGGCTATTTTACGTGTATACGGCAGTTTGTAAAGTGGCTTGAACAAAACGACATAAGGCAGCCAGAGCGCGAGCATATAAAGGCATACCGCGACTATTTAGCAAGCAGCGACCTTGCCACCGGCACACAGGCGCAGTATTTACGAGCCGTAAAGCACTTTTTCAAGTGGACGGCCAGCGAGGGGCTTTACCCGAACGTCGCGGACAATATCCACGGTGCAAAGGTACGCCACGACATACACAAAAAGGACGCTTTGAGGCGTGAGGACGTGCCACAAATCGCGGACACCATAGACACGAGCGACGAACAGGGTAAAAGGCTTTACGCAATGTACTTATTATGCGTAATATGCGGCTTGCGCACCATAGAGATACACCGCGCCGACGTGGGCGACCTTAAGACCGTAGGCGGCACGACTTACCTTTACTTACAGGGCAAAGGCCACGACGACAAAGACGCGCCGGTACTTCTTATACCAGAGGTAAAGGCTGCAATAGATGATTATTTACAGGCCAGAGCTGCAAAGGTAACAGCGAAAAGCCCACTTTTCACGAGTACCAGCAACCGCAGTAAGGGCGGCCGTATCGCTACCACGACAATAAGCACAATGCTTAAGGGTATGCTTGTAAATGCTGGATATGACAGCGACAGGCTGACAGCCCACAGCTTACGCCACACGAGCGGTACAGGCGCACACAAGGCCGGTATTGACCTTTACGGCGTGCAGCACCTTATGAGGCATTGCGACCCGGCGACAAGCGAAATTTACATACACGACGACGACCACGAGGCCGCAGAGGAAAAAGGGCGCAAGGGCATATATGACTATTATTTTAAAGGCGCAGAGCTTAACCCGGTAATGCCAGAGCTTGAGGCCGAAATAATGACCATGACCGCAGAGGAACAGGCGGCACTATTAGCGCAGATCAGAGCGCAGAAAGGGGGCAAGGCATGAGCGACTTTGACAAGGCCTTTTATACCATACCAGAGGCCGCAGAGCTTTTGAGAGTGCATGAAAACACGCTTTACAACATGGTACGGCGTAAAGAGCTTGAGCATTACAAAGTAGGTAAACAGATCAGAATAGCAGCCTCAGAGCTGGAACGTCTGAAAGTACCAGCAGAAAATACGCCTACTTAAAATTAGACGTATACGCTTAATTAGAGAAAGGGGGCAATATGATTATTGCAGTATGCAACCAGAAAGGCGGGGTAGGCAAGACAGCCACCGCACAAGCCATAGCAACCGGCGCGGCCATGATCGGACGCAAGAGCCTTGCCGTAGACCTTGACGCGCAAAGCAACCTTACCTTTAGCATGGGCGGTAATAGTGCAGACGCGGGGGCTTATGAGCTTATGACAGGCAGAGCAAAGCCCGGCCAGATCATACAGACCACAGCCCAGGGCGACATTATCCCGGCAAGCATGAACCTTGCAACGGCTGACAGCACACTTACAGGCCAAAACCGCAGCACAGCCCTTGCAGATGCCTTAAAGCCTGTAAAGAAAAAGTACGACGTTATAACGATAGATTGCCCGCCCGCGCTTAATATCCTACTTGTAAATGCGCTTACGGCGGCCGACGTGGTTATTATTCCTATTACCGCAGATATGTACGCCTTACAGGGGCTTTACCAGCTTAAGCAGAGCATACAGGCGGCGCAAAAGATCAACAAGGCCTTAAAGATAGGCGGCGCAGTATTTACCCGGCACAGCACCCGCACGATACTTGCCCGCGACCTTGCAGACGTTATAAAAGACAAGTGCGCAGAGCTGGAAATACCTGTATATGACACCGTGATACGCGAGGGCGTGGCTATCAGAGAGGCACAGACGCAGAGGCAGAGCATATACGACTATGCACCGCGCAGCAACCCGGCAAAGGACTACAAGCAGCTTATTAAAGAGATAGGCATATAAAAGAAAGTGAGGTAAACAATGGCTAAAAAGAGCATGAAAGCAGCAGCGGCGGCGGGTACGTCGGTATTTGACACCATAGCAACAGGGGGCGTACAGAACGCAATGGACGCGCAGAACGTAACGGACGTAAAGGACGTACAGAACGTAAAGCGCAGACAGACCGCAAAGAACGCACAGAGCGCAAAGAACACCAAAGACGCAAAGGACGCACCCGAAAAGATGCCGCAAGAGCGGCTTAACCTTAAGATACCGGCAGATATTAAAGAGTATCTGTACGCGGCGGCGTACCGCGAGAGCAGCCCGACAAAGCAAGTATCAGTAACAGAGTACCTTTGCCAGCTTGTACGCGCCGATATGAAAAAGCACAAAGACAAGTAAGGGGCGCATATTATGACAGGGAAAAAGATAAAAGACCTTACACCAGAGGAACGAGAGGCCTTTATAGAGGAACTTAAGGCACAGGCCACCCCGGAAGAATGGGAAAGCTTTACTCAATTTGCGGGGCTTGTGGGCGACGTAGTGACATGGTGGAATAGCGACGACGTAAAGGCGGCCAGATCAGCGGCAGCCGAAACGCTGCAAGCGATAGGCGAGGGCGCACAAACGGCGGCATATTTCTTTACAGGCTTACGCGAGTTTTTACCTATACTGCTTGAGGAAATAGAAAAGGACGGCACAGCCGCCACCATGACCGCAAGCGAGTTTATAGAAAGCGACAAGTACGACGAGCTTATAAAGAGAGCTGCTGCACGTCTTAAGAACGAAACCGGCGAGGACATGGACACCATGACCCCGGAACAGGTAAAAGCTATTATCACTAATAATCTGCTGCAAAGCCCATATTTACCCATGCTTAACGGCGCACTTGTAAACGATATTATGCAGATAAACACGCGAGGCCTTAAAGCAGATAAATTTACAAAGCGCGCAAGTATCATTACCAAAGACGGGCACAAGATTACTATTGAACATTTCGACAAGCTATTAAAGGCATTAAGCACCCCGGCAAAGAAAATACTAAACACGGCTATTATGTACCTTGCAAACGTCAATTATTACAATACAAGCAATGTTACTGCAACCGTCGAAATACCCTTGATCGAATACGGCGAGGCTTGCGGGTATACCCTTACCCCGCGGACAATGGCCACAAAAGAGGAACAGACGATAGAAAACAAGGCAGTACAAAACCGCATAAAGGAATTTAAGAAAGACATACGGCGCGACTTGCGCGACGTTTCAAGCGTGCTATGGACGGCAGAGGAAACCAAAGGCCGAAACAAGGGCGACTATGCCGAAATGCGCATAATTTCAAGCCATAAGATAATAAAGGGGCTTATAAGAATAAATTTTGATGTAGACGCGGCGGCATACCTTG